TCTTTCATCTGATAAGGACGCAGTGTAGCCATCTTCACCTCGTCAGTATCGACCAGTAAGGCCCAGTCATTCATCAGCGAACCAGCACCAGCATCAATCACCGTAGTGAAGAATCGGTTAGGTACAACGGACAAATTACCGAAATCTGAAACGTAGATATCGGCTGCCCCAATGATCACGGACGGCTCTGCACCATCCACATTGTAACGACTGGAAGCGATTCCTGAGAATGCACTGACAGCAGTTTTGTTGAAAGGTGAAACCATCAACATTGATGGCTCGCCACCAGACGAATAACATTCCTGCATCGTAGTCTTGAGCATTGCTTCGGTAAACGCTGTAGGCGTTCCGAAAGACTTCCAGACCTGTGCAGCACCTGTCGGGGTTGAACCCGAATAACTAGGTGCAGTTACGTTGGTAGAAGTTTCGTTGGTCTTCAGCCAGCCAGGGAATCCAGCAGTCACCCTAGCGATTGCAGTGCCTCCAACAACAGCACCCACTCCATTGAGCAGTGCTGCTTTTTCCACGTTCCTCTTTAGTTCTTTTGCAGCTTTTGCTGCCTGATATGCTACCTCACTTGAACGGCCAGCTTTCTCCACTTTCTGTTCAGTACCAGAAATAATGAAGTCCACCATGTTGATCTGACAATAGTTTCCCAGACGGGCAGTTGGTGTTACTGCTGTGAAGGTTCCCAAGTCCTGACCTTCAACCACTGGTGTAGCTGAAGCTGCTGACAGTGCGTCAGTCTGCCATTCAAAATAAGTTTGTTCCGCAGACCTTGTACCAATGTTCGATATGAACGGGGTCTGGGTAGGAGAAATATCAGATATTAAATCCGATAAATCTTCCCTGATGCCCTTAGCATCATATGTTAAAAAGGTATCTGTAATTACTGCCATAATTAGCCTTCCTTAAAGTTTATCCGTCCATCAACGTAGCAAACAAAGCGGCTGCATCATCGACCTTACCACTGGTTTTGAGATTAGCCCTTAATGCCTGTTGATTTCGGGTACTGGTCCTCTTAGCAGTCTCTCGATTGCCAGGATTAGCAGTTTTAATTTTTGAAATATTTTTGGCGTTGGTGACCTTTTGGCCTTGCGTCAAGTCTATGTATTTCATGCCATCAAGCATGACTTGTACGGCCCTATGATCATATATTTCATTGAGATCCTCATCGCTATATCCCCTCAACTTGCCGTACTCCTTCAACTTTCGTTGATCCTCAGCCTGAATATCACCATTAGCCCATTCGGGTATTTTTTGCAGCATCAAAGATCGTTCCGATTCAAGAAGTTTTTGCAGTTCCTCGGATTGTTGACCTTCAAGGAGTTGCTGCGTTTTCTCTTGTTCTGACCGCACAGCCGACAATTGTTCCTCACGATCTCTATCAAGTTGCTTCATGTGAAGCCACTCAAGGGGATTCTCTCTTTCGAGTCTTTCCCAGTCGATATTGGATTTGCCAGCTTCTTCGACCTGCTGTTGAAACTGTGCTAGAACATTTGCATAATGCTCACGTTCCGATTGAAGATCCTGCTGAAAGCCTTCAAATTCCTTCCTTTGATCAGCTAACGCAGTGGTCTTCTTGGTATAGTCAGATGTTCTTTGATAACCAGAGATGAGTTCGTCCAGCGCAACATCTTCTTCTTTGCCGTCAACAATAACACGGTAGAATTCGGAGTGGCCTTCAGGTTGCTCTTCTGATTCTTCAGCTACATCTTCATATACGTCAGCAGAGGCTTCGGCTTCCTCTTGCCCTACTTCTTCATGTTCTCCACTAGATTGTACTTCCCCGATCTCAGATTCCTCTTGCATAGGTTGTTCTTGAGATTCGCCTTCAAACATTTCCGCAAAAACTTGCTCTACTTCTCTGTTTGATCTGCGAGGACGATCACTCCCTGAAACCTCTTGGTCTGTCGGGTTGGTGACTGTTTCTTCGCTCATCATTATCTCCGTTTCTTAGTAGACTCTATTTCTTGCTTCCTATCGTGCATAGTCCAGGCATCTACTATAGATCTTAGACCACGCACGACTTCATCCAATCCTTTCGATTGCATATATAAATTTTCACGTTCAGATGTTGCATTATAATCAGTTAGGTGCCACTGGGCCATAAGACCTTGGCGTGTACTTTGAACTACTTCCTGAAAAATATCATCTTCTAGGATTTGTTTCGCCCTTGATCCTTTTTCTCTGATACTCATTTGTTGCCCCGTGCCAAAGTTGCTCTTAGTAATTCCAGGTCTACCTTGCTTTGATATTTCTGTTCCAGATCAAACTCTCTCAATGCTTGGTCACCTGCGATTCTAGCACGTTCACGTTCATCGATTGATGCTTCCTTATCTGCCGACAACTCAACTTTCTGTTGCTCGATCTGTTGTCTTGCCATAATATCAGCCATTTGAACTTCAAGCATCTGTTCTTCTGGTGTTGGTCCTGGTGGTGGCGCAGGTGGTGGTGACCAATCCGCTGGTATCGGTTTAAAGAACTGATTGGCATCTTCCCATCCTGCCACTTCTAGCATTTTGGATAGAGTGGTTCGGTACTGTCCAAGGCTGACTATTGGATTATCAAGACCCATTTTCTCCATCAAAGCTTCTTGTCGTGATGCTATCTGTGTTAACATCGCCATTTTTTCGTCTGCCTGGCCAGCACCCATTCCTACATTTACGCTCACATCCATAGATGAATCCCATACCCTTGGGTCTATGGGTGTCCATTCATTACGCAACCTGACCATTCTTTCCTGGTCTTGATGTTCGATCAACAGTTTTAGCAAGCCTTTAAACAGGGGCTTAAATCCCAGTTCCGCAAAAAGACGAGCAATCATTTCTGTGTGTTGTTCGGCACCCTTTATGGTAGCCATCACACCAGCACGGGTTGTAGACTGTAAGACATCGGGGTCTAGTCCCTGTGATGCTGCACTCTGACCTGTTCGCTCTGTTTTCATCTGGTCCAGATACTGTACCATCGGAAATGCTTCTTTCCCCAAGAACGGTACGGTGAGCTGTTGTACCATTCCAGGCTGACGCATCCGTATTACTGATCCCACCTCTGGGTTGAGTACGTCATCGATATCAACCATGCCTTCGACTACACCAGTCCTTGGATATAATGCGAAAGCCAAGCTATCTAACATTCCACGGATGACTGCCGACTTAATGCGTTGTATGTCTTTCGTTAAGTCAGCCAGGTCACTTCCAAAAAATAGATGTGGCTCTGGATCACAAGCAAAGATAGCAAACGGGATATCATTAGCAGGTTCATTATTCACTACATGGAAGTTCTCGCCCAAGGTACAGACCTTTCGTAGTTCTGCGATTCCGTCTCCATCGTAGTCGATCTTACACCAGGCTTCTACATACTGGACCCTACGCTGATTCTGTCCAAAGTCTACTGCCCCAGAGCTATTGGGATGACGAGCTATATAATTTTCATTATCTAAAAATTCTACTTGGTCAGAAGCATACTGGGATACTTCATCTTCCTCGTAACCCATTGCCACTAAGTCACTTATAGTAGCCATAGTTCTGTGGCCGACCACTTGAGAGTTTGCGATGCTTGTTGCTGCTGCATCCACAAAGAATTCTTCGGGCGGCATAGTAGCTATACGAACTTTATTAACAGGGGTTTTTCTGCGTATCTCTACGTCATATAACTGGGGTGCTGGCATTCCCTGCATTTGCATTTGCATCAAAATTTCTTCGGGTACACTAGGGTCTGGATAAGCTTCTACCGACACAGCCTCGACACCTTCTTCTTCCAAGATGAGGGCCATTTCTGGTTCAGCTAATGCTTCAAAGTTATATGTCTCTACTGTTACCGAGTCATCCCACCACCATTTCACGATGCCAGACTTATTCATCAATGCGTCTTTGAACACTGAGTAGAATATAGCGACTGCATCATTGTCTTGCTTTAGGACATAATTTACATAGTCGGTAGCTTGTTCTGCGTGAGCGATGTCTTCAGGGCCACGGGGTACAAACTCCACAACTTTTTCTGCACCAAAAAACACTCGCATCATACTAGGCAATACTGACTGTACCGAATCACGCACATCCCTGCTGACTACCCTAGACCTGCCGTCTACCTCGTTACCGAACTCATCGCCTAAGTAATACTTGGTGGACTCTGCTCTTAGCGGAGAAATCTCGTCATCAATGTACTGTATGGCATCACTGACATATTGGCGTACTTTATTTTGGAGGTCATCCTCACTCATTCCTATGCCAGCTTCAGTCTCTGCCTCGTCTATATAAGCCATATGTCCCTGGGTAAAATTGATCCCCACCGAATAATTACTTTGTTCGGGTAGCCTTGGTCCGAAGATCAAGACTACCCTAGCAAAGAATCCGCAGCATCTAGGGAGAGGGGAGCTACGGAACTCTCCCTAAAATAATATTCTTTGGTGTGCTAGACAATTCCTGCCAATGCTCTTTTAATTGGTCCCATTTTTTTCAGGGATTTACCTCGTAGAGCTATTCCTGCGTCACCTGCAAATGTCAATACAAATGCGTCTGCTGCATCAGGACTCACTACACCCCGTTTTTTTAATTGATCCTTAGACTCAATTTTTATTTTTCCTGACGATGTATATGTGTATCTCAAAGTAGTCAGTTCACTTTTTAGACGCTCATCTTTTGGGAGTCGCACATCTCTACCTTCAAGCCATGCTTTAGCCTTGTACCATAGTTCTGCCCGAAGGTTTAGGTATGTTTCACCGCCTATAGCTGGGGATTCGGATACATTAATCGCCATAGCAGGAAGTCCTAGTTCTCGTAGTCGGTCAGCCACACCTGCACCCAAGCCGATAGCGTCCACCATAATTTCAAGTGGCTTTTCTGAGACACTCTCATATTCAGCTTTTATCGCACCAGTCAACTGCATAGTGTCTAGACCACGCCACAATTTAACAGTTTCAGGTACAGAGTTACCTTTACGTTTACATAATGCTGATGCATCGGACCCAAATCGTGCAACGTCCACACCCCAGACAACATGCCCATACGGAGTCGGTAGTACATCTCGTTGCACTGCGCCCTGTACTAAATCCATAGAAATAACTGTATCGTCATCGCCTCTAGGGAATTCACCTAGAACTCTAATCCGATAGGAGTTGCTCGCCTCCCCGTACCGAAGTTTACATTCTTTGACGTATTCTTCAGACACCCTATCGCTATCAAGACAGCTAACATGAAAAGTAGACCATGCGTCTGCTAATCGTGTGTGTGTTTCATAAAAATAGCCACTAGTTCGTACAGGGTTTCCAGCCAATACCATAGTGGCGTGGTGAGCGGACATCGAACCACCAGCGGCTTCATACACCGATTCGGGTACACCACTCGCCTCATCACATATCAGCAGAACGTGTTCAGCGTGGACACCCTGCAATGCATCGGGCTGTTCAGACCTGGATGTTCTAGCAGATATAAAATTATTTTGGGCATCATGTGCTAGTTCAATACGATCAGATCGTATGATGAACATTTCCTTGTAGTCTTTCGGAGATCCGTTCAGCCAGGATTTTAATTCTGGAAGCAATGCATCATGTAGCTGTGCGGAGGTAGGTGCGGTAATAACCACTTTAGCATCGTGATGAACAGTGATCCACCATAATGCCAGCCAGCTTAAACAACTTGTCTTGCCGACACCATGACCCGACCTGACCGTTACCCCACGATCTCCATTAGCAACGGCCTTCAACATATCAGCTTGCCATTGATCTGGCGTAGCATGAAGCATCTTCTTAACAAAGTCTACTGGATCTGTTTTCCAGCGACCTATAGCATTAATGAAAGTTTCTTGTTGAGACACTAAATGCTATCCCTTAATCGTCTTCGTCATAAAGATCTTCGATATCATCAAAGTACTCTGCGTCTACAAAAATCGGTTGGCTTTTATCCACATACGCACACAAGGTATTGTGTTCCAAGTATTCTCTAGCTTCTCCATGAGTCATGCCATCACGATCAACCAGAACCTTAATGCATTTCTCAACACTGTAAACTAATCTGAACTCCTGAACAGCTACATCATAAGTATTGCCGATAACCGCTTTATCAAAACCATCAGCTTTTAACATTTTTTTTCTTGGGTTTAGACTTTGGTTCTAAATAATGCTTGAGGGACTCAAGTAAGTCCGCTGTCTCATGCATAATCTTGCGATCTAATTCCCCATATGGCAAGTGCCTGGCCCGACCTCGTAGTCTTTCCTGTGTGCTGACCATCTGCTCTAGTAGTTCCACATCCGTGATGCCCATCTTTCCTCCATCAGAAACGGTTTAGACATATAGTAGTTATATATTGTTTTATTGTTATTGTCTAGGTGCTACAAAATTTTGGATGAAGAAACCCTTACAGCATAAGGGCTGGGGGGGTGTCTGGTGGTGTACCACTGCTCTAGGAAAATTTAGGGGTAGGATTATTATGAATTTAGTCTGTGTTGGGCTAGCTAAGCGTGGCCCCTATATTTTAATTTGGGGGGGGCAGAAAGCTGGAAGACTCGGAGCTGAAAAACCTTCGAGCTTCTTTTTTTGGCCCGATTTTCGGAGCCAGGGAAGGGAAGGGGACCCCCCTCTCTATAGGCTCCCTATATAGCCCGAAAATACCCGACTACCCCCCCTCCCCCCGTTTTTTTCGGAGCGTCAAAACCAACCCAAAATCAACCCAAAATCAACCCAAAACCAACCCGAAAAGCTCCGCCAGCGGAACCGAAAACGGGAACCCAAACTAGTTCCAGTTTGTGTCATATGTGCGGTAGATGTCAGGCTTTTTATCCCTAAAAAGTATCCCAACACCTAAAACCGACAACACTTCTCACAAGCGTTTTGAGCTATCCTAAGACACTTCAAAGCTTTTCCCTACTGTGGACATCACTAGCGAGTTGATCGAGCGTCACGAGCCTGAAAAACACCACAGCAAGGATTATACTTTGATCAGTAAAATACATATCATCTTTCGTAAGAAGTCCGCCGAAACCATTTCGCAGCCAGACCGAGGTTTACGGGATAAGCGGAGTTTGTTTCTCGTTTAACATACAAGCGTTTTCTTGGCGTTGGTTGGAAACTTCCCCGATCGGATATGCGGATAAAAAAAGAGGGCCGACCTGTGGCCGACCCTCCCAACTACTCTAGCTTTTCGGAACTACTCTAGCCCCATCATCCTATTATCGTAAACATTCTTAGCTGTACTCACCAAGTCCTCCAGGTCCTCACCAATAAAAAACTCCTCAGATGAAAGTATGCTCATGAGCTGAACATCGCCCATTAATTCAGGATCTTTCTTGATATAAAAACCTAGCTTTTTTACGATGCGTCCTGCTTCATAGATATTCATTATTTTTTCCTCCGATTCAAGACGAATTCACAAGAAGCAACTATCAGAAAAACCACGATAGTTACCAACGAAAAATAGACCACAGCATCCAGGTCCTGTTGAAGATTGTACATGTTACCTAACCTCTCTGGGTTCAAGAACCTCAACGAAAACCATATTGTATTGAGCACTCAAGTGATCCATCATATAAGGAGATAAAGTTTTGACGCATCCTATATCTGTTATCA